ACCTTCGTCTTTAAGTCTTTGAATTTCATCTCTGACAAAACCCTTGCCCTCTTCCTCTTTCTGAGTTTTTTCTGTTTGTTTGCTATTAATCTCATCTAGTACTTCTTGCTTCAATGTTTGTCTCGTTTCTTGATTGTAAGCGTTGAACTTATCCCATAATTGAGGACTGTCTCCAAAGCCTTCAGTAAACCACTCAGGGATTTTCTGATCTTGAGGTATATTTTTTTCAATCGAATCGAGCCTCTTAGTTAACTCACTGTTGTCTCTTTCAGCTCTCTCTGCCTTTTCTTCGGCAACTTTACGAGCTTCGATTACCTCTTTAAACCTTGGATGCTTGTGAAAAGGTACGTTATCATCAGGATTATTATCGCCATCCTCCGAGGGCTCTTTCACAGACTCATTAGAGTCATCAGATTCATTAGAATCATCAGAAGTTGACGAATCTTCATTGGTTTCATCAGAAAAGTCTTGATCTTCACTATTTTGATCTTGACCTTCTTCTGTACCTTCGTCCTTTTTTTCATTATTCATATTAGTTGATTATGAGGTGGATGACTCCTCTTTATTAGCATCCGTGTCTTCTTGCTCTCTTATTTGTTCTTTAGTCGTCTTGATATCTTCCTCTGTCTCGACTGCCTTGAGTAAATCAGGGAACATTAACTGAGGTGCTGTCTGCCATAAAAATAATCTCTTAGCCTTCTTTTGAGGATCTGGATAATCTAATTTATCAAACATTGTGATCGGATCAAGTAAATTAGCTTGCGCTAACGTTAATGCTTCATTAGCTTCGCTCATAGGATCTTTAGGTATCAATGAACCTTCTTTAACTGAAACTCTAATCTCTTTGTTATATGCTTGGAATAATTCTTTAGATATTGTTACCTCGCTCAACTCTCCCTCAGCTCCGATTACTGCGCTTGTTCTTTTCTCATCATAATATACTGTCATCATTTGAACCATCCAATTAAATAAACGATCTGCAAATTGTTCTATAAATTCTGACGTACTTCCACCTATCCTAGAAGAGTCTTGCTCTTTGATGATTACCTTACCTCCAACAGTCTTTTCATTTTGAGTTCCTTGAGGAGTAGATCCTCTTACACCAAACAGATTTCTTAATTCATTTCTTCCATCAATTAAATGATTAAAAACATCATTAGGTAATGGTGGCGACGTAAATTTATCTACAGCTTCTCTAGGAGTTGTATCAGGCATGAACGCTGCTCCTCCATCTCTTAACGTATTAACTATTTCTGTTGCTTCATCTTTACTCTTAACTCCTCCTCCAACTACCCATCCACCATTCATCTCATCTACGTTCTTGTTTATCTGATGTTGTCTTCTATTAATAAGATCTTGCATCGGTAATGCTTGCTGGATCAAAGAAGTCTCGTCGTATGGATGTTTATTTAAATTAAATATAGACAAAAAAATGTACGGCATTTGAGCGTACTTGAAATGATTATATGGTTGAACCATTGCCGGCTCCATTTCAACTCCTTCGTCATCTACTTGAGATTCTTCATATTCATAGTTCCAATGTGGATTCTTATTCTTTCCTAATACATCCTCCTTATAAGTCCAGAATACTGAGTCATCTGTCCACCATTCAATATATTGTAACTTAGTTCCCTCCATGCTGTCCGATATTTCATCTAGTAGTTTTTCTTTATCTGGGAATTTAACCTTTAATTCAGCTATAGTGTCCTCTTTATACTGTCCTAGGAACTCACCAGTGTACTTCAGATCATCGTCTATGAAAGAATTGGCATCCATTATAAGTTTGTCAGCTCTGAGAACCTCTATGCTCATTTCGTCTTCTTTAGCACTCCATGAGATCTTAGCTACACCGAGCAAATATAAAGCCCAAAACTTAACTACTCTTTTAATACGTAGTTTTATTCTTAATTGATCTGAAAGATCTACTAGCTTTTTAGCAATAATTTCAGCGAACTCTTTGCCTGCTGGCGTTTCATCACAAACCACAATTGGATCTGGATTCTTTCTTGTAGCCATTGGAAGAAAAGTCTCAATAGCTTCGAATATTAAATTGTCTATAAGTGGCCGCTCTTCGTCTGAAGAAGCAACCTTCTCTTTACCTAAGTAATAATCATCCATTTCTTTTCTAATCTTTTCAAGATTCGGTCCCACTTCATTCCAATTCTTCTTCCACTTCTTAGTTAAATCAATGAGTTCATCATCAGTCATTTCCAAAGTAAGTTCATCTACTTTATCCCCAACTATCTCTTGATTTTTTTCTTCATCCATTTAAGTGTGTTCCCCGATTATTTAATTCGCCAATCTTTTTTGCTAGTTATTATTGTTGGCGTGTTTGGATCTTTAATTTCTCCTGGCTTGATCAAACTTCCTTCTGCTCCAAATCTACTCATGCCTATTCTCCAATATGTCGTTGCGTGTGCCCAATGATCATCTCCAGAGCGTACCCATATTCTTCTCTTAACTGTATTAGTTTTTTCATCTAACTCTTTAATTCTAGTCATATTGTTCCAATGTAGCCAGTAGTCATACCAATCTTCTGCTTTACCCATTACTGGTATTCGTTGATCTGTAAACTCATCTACTGTTAACTGAATGCATCTATTTCTATCTGCTATTACTGCTCCTCGTTCATCATGCTTGCCCCACCTAACTAATTGCCTTGTTTTTCTATCGGTTCCATATGTGCATAAGAATACTCTTCCCGGCTCCTTCTCTCTTAGCTTTCTGGATCCAATTAAGTCTCCTCCTTGATCGATAACTGCTATTGCTCTTGGCCATCTCTTTAATAAGCTTTCAATCTCATCATAATCTTTAGCTGTACCATAATAAAACAATCCTTTTAATCCTCCTATAACATAGTGCAATTCCTTTCCTGTGTCTACTCCAATCACTACTCTCTCATTTCTTTCTGGATATAAACTTTCATCTGTTAAGTTCTGCTCAAATAATGCCTTAGCTAGTTTGTTTCCTCCTCCTACATATGGCAGACCTAATACCTTATTAACGAAATACTCTTCATCTTTGAACTTATGATACTTGATAATCTCTTTTGCTGATACCCATGGTGCCATTAGTAATGAGATCCAATAGCCACTAAACTCTTTACCTTTCCACTTCTGTACCCATTCTCCTACTCTACGATCTTCATAACTTAATTCCTTCTTACAATGAGAACAAATAAATACTTCTCTGTCTTGATCTATATTGCCTGGCCATTCTAGATATTGTTGAGTCTTACATCGCGAGCATTTGATGAACCAATGTTTCTGATCTGATCTGTTCCAATATTTGTCTACTCCAATTCCTGTTGAACTAGGATGGGAAAAATACCACTCCCATTTATATTTTGAATGTTGTAATCGAGTGGAATACTCTTCTACAACAGGTTGTTTGCTTGAGTCTACTTCATCATATACATTTAGATCTGACGAAACCATAATCGCTGCCTTCTTACTCCAGGTGCCTCTATAATAGATCATTGAGTTTCCTATTCTTTTCTGCTCTACTGTATCCTTATCTTTAACCCATTTTTTATAAATAGGATTCTGATCTACTATTCTATTAATCTTACCACCTGCAAAGTCTCTCACGTCTCCTTCTGTTGGTAGTGTGTAGATGATTGACATCTCTTTATGTCTTGCTATCCAGAATGTTTTATTAATTGCTAAGGTACTGAAACCGATCTGTGCTGCTTTGAATATTACTTGCTTCGGACTCATGTCTGAATAAGGCTCAAATAAGAATAGATGATCTTTAAAGCTTAACGGATTTCCTTGTTCAGTCTTGATCCCATACTTCTGTATAAATGCATGTACTGAATAATTTTCAAGCATCTCATTGTTTTAGTTTATTCTTTAACTCCTCTTCAAACTTCTTAGCAATTCCTTCTCCCTCAGCATTATATTTAATCTCTATCGGTTTGTCTTCGTCTCCTCCTACTACTTGAGTTGACTTACCAAATGTTCTATCTAGTAAGCTGTCTCCTGCTTTACTGTCTGGCTTCTGAGCTGTTATATAATAATATTCTTGATCTTCATTGTCTAATTCTCCAGCCAAATAAGCTTGGATTGTTTCAGGGCTTTCTACGATTTCAGGTTTCTGCTTTTCAAATTTATAACTATCATCCTTCTTGCTGTATTTTTTAATAGTCTTAATAACAAACAAATACTGGCAACCTTGAGCTAAGTTCATCTGTGCGTCTATGATCTTTCCGTAACTTCTCATTACTCTTTGTTCAATTTCTTTTTTTACAATCTTCTTATCTTTGGTTTTTTGATTCTCTCCACCCTTTTTTCTTCCTGACCCTGGTCTGTAACCTCCGTTCTTTCCTCTGATTGGTTCATTTTTCGGTTTTTCAGTTTTCTCAGTTGACTTGTTCATATGTTTATGTTATCGCTCTTTGGCAACTCTTAAGTTATCTGTGTAATATAAAACTTTAATATCTGAATACATAAAGCCGTTTCTTAACCCTGGATCCTTTCCTACTCTCATCTCCTCCCTCTTCACTTTTTCGTAGAGTATTTCACTATATGCAAAGTAGTCTTTTATTGATAGCTTTATAACTTCAGGCATTACTCCTCGCTCTTTTACATATTGTATAATACTATTCTTTATCTCAAACAATAATATCTCGCCTTTCTTATCTTTTATATATAATATTCTTTGCATGTTATTCATCTCTTGACAATAATAATTCCTCTTTAATAAATGCGTAGTGTTCTTCTTTTGGAAACATTATATCTACTCGATCAATTGCCCAACTTTTAAAATAAACTATATCGTCTGCTGACACTTGATGAACTGCTGGACCTACTGCTATAACTTTAGCTCTCTCGTTGATCATGTTTTCTGAATCAGGCAAAACAAGTCCGCTCTTAGTTTTATCGAACACTTCTATTTCTAATAATACGTTGTCGTTTAGCGGTTTTTGCATATATTTTTAATAAATAATACTTTTTTATATGGTCGACTAGTAGTGGAGCGGATCTGACCAAGTAGGAGTTTCGTATCTAGGTTGGCCATTCATCTATATATCTTTTTCTTACAACAATCTCTTCTTCAACAACAATCTTTTTAAGTCTTTCTAATTCAATTCTCTTTTCTTCTAATTCAATCTCTAATTCTTTTTCTTCGATTTCTATTTGCAACTGCTCTATTTTAGTTGTTTCTTTGTTATCTGAACATAGAATCATATATTTATTTAATATTTACGAGCTCCTGGTAGGATTCGAACCCACAACTCATTCTTTACAAAAGAATCGCTCTACCACTGAGCTACAAGAGCTTATAACTCTTCAAATATTTTCTTAGCTCTATGCTCTTTTAACGGATTGATTATTTCAACATCCTTCTTAGCTAGTTTATTTAAAGGTCTTGTTATTTCTATTCCTTTCTTGTGTAGCAATGCTTGTCCTATTAATAGTGCTACAGCAATCAAGATCCCCAGAATTAAGCCAAAAAAAACTCCTAATGTAAACGTCATTACTTTGGAGTTACTATTTGATTATCTGGCACAACAATCTTACTTTTATTTTCCTCTAAGAGTTCGATCTTGCCTTGATTTTTAACGATTGAAGTATTTAACTCAGTTTGCTTTTGAGTTAAGTCTGCTAATTCTTTATTCCCTCTCTCTACTATTTCCTTCTTTTGATTCTCAAGATCTTGAAAAGCCTTTAATAGTAAGGTGTTGGACTTTTTTAATTCCTTCAATTGATCCATAGCTTCTTGCTTAATATAATATATTAAAAATGAATAATTTTCATAGCCTCTAAAAAAAATTTAAAATTACAATCACGCATATTAAATAAAAAACGCAAGGTTCTTGAGTAGCAATAAGCTACTAAAAAGGGAGGCTATTCGGTTTTTTAAGAAGAGTAGTTAGCATAAAGAACAGCTAGTTTGCGTCACCTATATCTTACATTAAAATTAGATGGCTGTCAACTATTCTTACTTGTGCATAACTGCTGTTGACTTTTTCTCAATAGGGTGTATACTTAGAATATAAAGTTGAGTAATTGATTAGAGAGATCTAGCTCATAAATAATAAAAATAGCTTAGCTCCTCAATCAAGTTTAACGATTTACATCTGATCAAGTTTAAATGGTTAGAGCTTAACAAAACACATTAAAACATATTAATAAGGTGGATAAAAAACATTAGAATATTTAATTAACAATATGAAATATTTAAAAAAACCTAAAGGCTCTAAAGAATGGTATGAAATAAAAGAAAGTGATATTGTATTTAGGATTATGATAGAAGGTAATAATAGAAAAGGAATAATTAAAGCTTATAAAAAATTTGTAAGAACTGGTAAATATAAAACAAGTTTCGCAAATTATAAAGTAATACAATAAATATGAAAAAAGTAATTTGGATTGTAATATTAATATTAGTTTGGACGGGAATAACATATTCTGCTCCGCTCGGGTTCATTCAAGCAAACGGTATCGTTCAATTAGAAATTTTCTTTGCAGGAATATATTTTATGTTATTATTGTTTCTAGTGGTAATTACTTATCAAGCGATTAAAGAATTAAAATAAATTATATAAGGTGCGTAATTCGAGCAGTCGTCTTAAGCATAAGCCTCGTTGCACACCTTATATAATTTATTAAATAAATAAAGATGAGATTAACAAAATATAAGTATATAAATGGTTTGCATGTCAGGGAGATTTATAAGTTAGAATCATTAGTCGCTTGTAGAAACTCAAAATTAAGAAGATTTTTAAGAAGCTTATTCAAATGAAAAAAATATTAAAAGAAGAATGGAACTATTATACCGCCACATTTAAAGAGATGAAGAGTATAATAAGTAAAATAGCTTTGTGGATATTAGTATTTATAGTTTATATAACTTTTATGCCAGAAATTTTAGAATGGTTTAATAAATAAAGGTCGAGAATTAATTAATTTTTAAACATAAAACAATGAAAACAAATTACAACCCAGAAACAGGGAAAACAACGTGGGAATTAAACAAGTGGTACCAAAAAACTATTTACGTAATGGGATTTATAGCGCTTATTATTTGGAGTATATCATTTATTTACGGCTTCATAATAGGGATTGCATAGCTATTTTAATAAATAAAAAATAAAAATGAAAATAGATCAAGAATATATTATGCCTAAGAATTGTGTTAAGATAATGATTATAACATATGCAATTATTGGTTTAATATCTTTAGCACTCTTAATAAAAAATGAAACATCAAAAGCAAAAGCAAACTTACTTGCAAAAAGAATTATCACTGTCGAGAGTAAATCAAATGATCCAAAAATTGCAGATGGAGACAATATTGATCAAGGAAATGATGATGAAGATCAAGAGATATTAGTTATAGAGGTTTCAGCTTACACATCAAGCATTTTTGAAACTGATAGTACTCCATACATAACAGCTGATGGAACCAACTTAAAAGAGGTATATGAATGCGTGATTGCTTCTAATGATTATGACTTTGGAACTAAGTTGGCTATTGAAGGGTTAGGAGTATGTACTGTTCATGATCGTATGAATAAAAGATATGATGGATTAAATAAGGTTGATGTTTATATGGGAAATGATAAGTTGAGAGCAAATGAATTTGGAAGAAAAAGGTTGTCTTATATTGTGGTAGATTAGATAAAAAGGTTACGGCATAGCAGTGAGAGCTTTTATGCTCGTACGCTTGAGGTGAGGCTAACAAGAGATCCCTTAGTTAGTTTTGCCTCAAGAAAGGACTGTTGACTTTATTTTAGAAAGGATGTACATTTAAAATATGAAAAATATTACCAATGCAATTATTCAACCATCTATCACATAAAGGATGTTTTACACATGCCTTTGTTAGATTTCGTGATAGAGGTCAGCATTGGCAAAGGCAGTTGTAAGGTATTCTTTTTTTATTTTAATGGGGGAGTGTCTTTATATGAGTTTTCTTTTTCTCTTATAATTACAAAGATACCTCCTCATTAAAATGAAAGTAGATCTTGATAATTAAAAAGTTATTTTTAATTAAATTAGTTTTACTTTTTTAACAGCTTAATTGTACGAAATGTTTTTATTGTAAATTTTTTATTTTTTTTAAAGAGTTTATATTAAAAGGCGCCTTTAAGAAGAAAGGTATTTGATCTTCTCCCAAGCCTACTTTCGGGAATAAGAATAGAAAAAAAGGGGGGCATTATTATTATCTATTATAATAGATAAAATGAAAAAGCAAGATTTAAACAAAAACAAGCTCAAAAAACCAGTTTTAGAACAATTTAGGTCTGTGTGGCTAAATAAGCAAGCACATTTTAGTTTGAGAAGGCTAAAAAAAGAAGGAAAAGGAACGATGGCTCAAATAGTTTGTGATCTCATAATTAGAGAAGATAAATAATTAAAATTTGTTCATTACATCGGAGAGTGGCGGAATAGGTAGACGCTAAAAGTGTGGGCAAGATATACGGATAGCCGTAAAGCTAATAAATAGTTGGAACTATCAACAACGCCGTTTAAAGTGAATAAAAACTAATAAATAATAATGAATAAACAAAACATTGAAGAAAATATAAGAATTGCCGTCGGAGAAGCATCAACTTGCTGGAAGCTATTTAAAAACACTGGTGTTTTTGATACTGAAAAAGCTG